AAATAGTATAACTAGGAAAAAAGCCAAAATAAACCAGTAAACCAACGTAGGAGTATTTAAGATATAAAAAACCCCCGCACTAGGCGAGGGTCCGCTTTTTCCCTAGCGTACTCCTTTCTACTGTTGCCAGTCCTCCCATGTAGGTAGTCTAAGGGTTATACCTAAATCACCACCTTCTTCTGGCATTCTTATCGTAAGGTAATTGTAACCGTCGGTCTTATTTACGTGGAAAACAAAATGCTCGTTGTTTTCTTCGTATCTGCCGACTTCTTTACCTAAATCTATGCTAGGGAAATCGCTAGCGTCGGCTCCTACAAAGTATTCGCCTCCGTGAACTAAATCTCTCCACTTACCGTTTTCTTTCTCATTACTCATGATTGTTTCTCCTATTTTAGTTTTACTATATTATTAACTACTGCAGGTATGCGTAGGCTGAAACCCGCACCTCCGTCTATGGGATTATCCTCGTCTTCATACTCAAAATGTATGTAGTTATGTCCGTCTCCTGTTTCTACATGGATGTGAACTTTGTATACACTGTTATCTGGATTTGTTTGTTCAAAAGTGCCTAAATCTTTCGAATAAACTATTATATCCGTAGGGTTATTATACTTATCTTCGAGTCTTTCTACAGAATCGCCATTACTAATTTCTACACCGTCTTGTCCAGTCGGTATAAATCTATCATCCCAAGTATCTATAACTGGGTCACCCGTATTACTCATGATGCAGTCCTCCACTGTTCGCCGTCATAGTGTACTAAACCGTTATCGAATGTAACTTTATCGGCAGGAAACTCGGCAGTGCCTCGTTTCGTTGGTTCTATTTTGGCAACTTTCATTGGGTCACCGTTTCCGTCGGTCCACTCTTGTCCTATAAATAGGTGTCGAGTAATCCTTGATTTTTTATAGTCTTTCATAATTTCTCCTTACTATAAAATGGGAGTCTTTTTTACAGTCGACTCCCGTTAAACTGTTCGGCATTTTCTCTGGTTCGCCACTCCCGTCTATCGTTAAATTTATTTTTAACTATATATAGTATAGCTACGAGTAAAGCGATAGTAAAACAGCCTACGACTGTCTACCATTCTCCGTTTCTTCGACCCATTCAGCGTCGACTTCAACCATAGAATCAAACTTAGATTCACATTGACTAGCAGTTAAGACCGCAGGGCATTTTTCGAAATGATAGACAGCATGGAAGCCATCATTAACATTTATACGCATAATAGTAGAGTTACCGACAACAAAGAAATCAGCAACCACAGGTCCACCATTCAGTTTATCGGCTAAATCTTCGGGGTAGGCTTTACTAAAAATCTTAGCGTCTAGCGTTTCGCTAGGGCTATTAATTCCTTCAAATTCTATCGTATCGTTCATAATATTCTCCTTTCTTTTTTAATACCCTTATATTATAGCTAGGAGTTTTACCATAGTAAAACAACCTACGAGTTTTAGATTTTCTCTAACGTATATTTGTCTGTACCAATGATTTCTATATAATGGAACTTTTCGCCTGTCTCAATATTTTCAAGTTTTGTTCCTTCGAACGATTCCCAACCCTGTAATACTTCGTCGTTTGTTAATTTGTCGATAGGGTATTTATCGAGTAAATCTATATTTCTATCCACTATTGAACACCAAAGTTCAGCATAACTTTCTAATATATCGTCTACTTGTTCTGGTCGGCACATGCAAACGAATACATCGTCCATCGGTTGCACTTCATGTCTATACTCTAAATATAGTTTAAATAATTTATCGCTCATACTTCCTCCTCGACAACTTTATCTAATCGTAATACTGATGTCATATGTGGGGGTGCTATATGTCCGTCACCACATAATATATTCGTAACAATGTAGGTATATTTGTCGTCTATAAATATGGCAGTATATACCCCCTCTTGGTGTGCAGGAAATGTATCGTGTCGCACTA